AGGGAGGGGGTGTATATTTTGAGACCCCCCCCTATACCTTTATATTTATGTTATATTCGTCTGATATTATGTTTTATTTAACATTAATGTTTGACTTTAACATAAATATTTTGAAAATCATATTTAATGATCTCATCAATTGCGCGTTCGATCTCTTTTTCGTTTTCTTCATCACTAAGCGAAGAAGAAGTAAAGCAAACTCGATCTAAGAACGAACAAGTGTTGTAATGTTTGTCTGTATCAAACCTAAACCACTCATCAAACTGATCTATTGGATCGAAAGGATTGTCTTTAGTTGTGATTGCAACAGACATTTAGTTACTTCCTTTCTTTCCATTCAAGTACTGATAGACAGTTGAAGGTGAGCAACCTAAAGCATTGGCTATCTCTTGGTTAGTGTACATACCAGATGCAGCCATAGACTTAAGCTTTGTAATCTTAGCCTGTGTCAATGTAACTGTAGACTTAGGCATAGCTTTAGCTCTAATAGAATCAGGATCAGAATAGCGCAATACTTTCTGTAACTGAGTACTTGAAATAGCGCCTGCCTGTATGGCTTCCCATTCCCTATCAGTAAGCTTAATACGTACCTTCTTACCAGAGGCGCCTACCTGTGCACGAGCGGCCTCTATGGCAAGCTGCTTTGTCTTCTTGTACAGCTTCTTATCTTCCATTAGGGCCGGGTTATCGGATACCTTGGCCTTAACTACGGAGTTAGCCAGGGCCATAGCCCTACGCTCCTTAGGGGCGTTCATATCGGCAGCCTTAATTTTCATATTTAGGGAGTCTACTTCTGCAGCATAGGTGGACTGGGCCTGCTTGTTTAGCTTTGAATTATCAGTAGCCAAGTATTCTTTTCGAGCTTCGTTGGCCAGGGCTTTCATTTTGTTACCGTAGGAGGCATAAGCTTCCTCTTGAGGGGTACCGGATGAAAGTGTATGAAGATCCTTAGTAGCAAGAAGTAACTTCTGCTCTTGAGTAGCGAGAACTGTTTTGCCAGTCTTCTTATCGACATAGGTACGCCCCGACAGTTTGTACTCTACCTCTCCGGTATCGGGGTTAATCTTACCGGATCCACGGGTCTCTGGAACACGAATGGTCTGGTTACGCCTAGACAATAGGGTGGATGCGCCAGTACTTTCATTACCATTCTCATTAATATGGAGCTGATACTTCTTCTTAAGCTCAGCGATACCATTATCTTTCTCAGACTGCTTGTAATCTAGCTTATGCTTCTCTGCATCGATGACTACCATGGAGTGTCGAACAGCACGTTCAAGTTCTTCTGGCTTTGCTCCGGCTAGGGTCATGTCAGTAATAAGATTTGAAACAATACCCATTTGCTTCTGCTTATACTCTTTTGACATGATCTTAACAGGAACACCGGCAGCATTAACCCTAACAGTCTTTCCATTAACTACTTTCTCATCAGTAGCATAAGCAGTCTTAGGATCGAAACCAATAAGGCCCTTCAAAGGCTTCTGATTTTTAATCTTAACACGACTGTTAGTAGGAATGACTACAACCTGATCACCATCAAAGTCAGCACCGGACAGCTGTTCTGCAACTTTAGGGTTAATGCCAATAGCATCTACAGCATTAGGGTCAAGAATAGCTCGACATTTACGACTACGGTTGTTAACAGTTAGGATTGGGATCTCAAAGGTGCCACCATGAGGATAACGAACAAGTGCTACCTGCTCTCCATCCTTGTAAGTAGGGGCATAGACCTCAGTATCCTTGAGATGGGTCATAGGAAGAATAACTTTGGTGCTCTCACGAGGCAGTGCAGCAGCCTTAAGATGTGTTGCAGCAGAATCGCACTCATTAGCAAAGTCCATAAGAAACTTTTTCTTGACTGTATCATTAGTCAAGCTCTTAATCTCTTGGTATTCTGAAAGAGAACTATCATAGCTGAGGTTCAACTGTTTCTTAATCAGAGACATAGGCTGCTTAGACAAGAACTGTGAAGACAGATTCTTGCTCATATCATCCCAGTCGCCCTCTTCTTTAAGCTTGTTGATTGCGCTAAGCTTAGACTTACCAGATTTATCAGTATAATATGACTGACCATCAGCCTTGATGGCTGCACCAAAAGGATTATCCGGGTCTTCGGTATGAATAGGTTTCAATACCTTGTTCTTGGGAACATCGTGAGTCTTGTTAGTGTTAAACACAATGTCATAGCCATCCGGAATATCATCCGAATACATAGCCATACCCTTAAGATAATGAGTTCCATCAACAAGAATACGAACCTGTGCATAGTGAGAGTTACCAAGACTCAGATCATCTACACCACGACGAATCTCAATGACACCATCTTTTTCAACACCTTTAGATCCAAAAAGGTCCTCATCGCCATAATGAATTTTGACACGAGAACTATCAATGGATGAAGGATACTGAGTCTTGTTAAATGTCAAGCCACCATCAGTAGAATGGTAATCTCCTACTGAATCGATATCACCCATGTTCTGATATGCATCCTTGTATTCAACATCCTTATTAGCAAGAACAGATACGATAGTTTGCTTACCAGGATTGGTGACATTGGGAACACCGACACCATAAACATTGTAGCCACGAGTACGAAGAATAAACAAAGCTTCTTTAAGAGTGCCCTGAGACACTCCCAACTCGTGTTCAACACCAGCACCGACATCAAGCATAGAATGCGATTTAAGGGCCTCTTCTAACTTGTCAGCAGTAACACTAGCCCTATTCTTATTTGTGGCCGTATTCTCGTTTAGAAGGGCTCTAACGGACGAATCGTTGGCATACCCCATAATACTTGCGATCTCATCAAGGGTTTTGCCCTGATGTCGAAGAGATTTTGCTCGTTCAGCATCCATTTGACGACGTTCGTGAACAGCAACACGCTTCTGCAAACGAAGATCAGTGGTTGTCATACCAAGAGCTTCAGCGATCTCTTTCTCAGTACCATACTTCTTAGAAAGTTCGTCTACACGAGAAAGGAAGTCGCCGCCACTTTGAAAAGGATTCTCTCCAGAACCCCAAGGATATCGACCAGAATGTCGCTTAGTTCCATAATGAGCAAGCTCTTCTTCAATTTCACTAATTTCATCAATAACTGCAAATTCAGTGTAGTCCTCAAGTTCCATTCTAGTCCTCCTCTCTTATTCCAGAAAGAATCTTATCAAATTTAACAATTTTGTCGCAAATATCCCTAATCTCAGCAGTATCGGGTTCATACTCAAAGATCTCATCATTCTGATAAATCCTCAAAATAATAGTGATCTCAGATGGCTTGCGACGATACTCCAAACAATATAAAGCAGCATAAATCTCTAGCTGCTCCATATGTGCTGGAATCTTGCCGGTCTTCAAATCATGGATACGAAGAGTCTTTGTTTTCTCGTCAAAACGAATAGCATCGGCAGTTCCAAAAAAGTTTGAAGAATAATATAGAATTACTTCAGGATCAAGCCGATAGTTAATAGCATCGTTAACATAAGTATTCAGAGTCTTCTTAGAACGAGGAAGCTTTTGTCCAAGCGCGATAGCTTCAGCCGCAAACTCATGAAGTCTTGTTCCATACTCCTTGGCTTGCATACTCTCATAGATCTGAAGAAGCTTATCCTTGTCGTAGTTAATCCAGTGCCATTTACTAGCTCCGAATGTAGCGTGCTTACCTTTTAGTTCGTAATGATTGTTGAAGCGCATCAAGTACCTCTTCCTTGTTCTCAGGATATATAAAACTACTGAAAGACATATGATTCATCTTATCAACGTAATAATCTTGATTAGGTCGATGCTTAGCCTTGGCGCTACGCTTGCATTCCAATGTCGCCCACCTATGTCCATAAAGAACAATCAAATCAGGAATACCCTGAATTTGAGTAGGATCGGTCTTCATCACAATGCAACCCGGAAGACGTTTCTTCAAATCTTTCTTGAGTTCTGCCTGAAACTTACTTTCCAGCTTGGTTGAGTTACTTGTCATGGATTCTCCTTTCACATGAAAAATACCTCAAAAAGAACATAGAAAGTATCCTAAATCGGGACACATTCTATCTCTCTCCATAAAAGAGTCTGTTTTTTTCGCGGAAGAATTACTAACACCCTGTAACTCTAAAACTACTCAAAACAGACTCTTCATTAGCCAAGCACCAACTTACAACAACTTCCACTGATCTTGATGAACGCCTTCGAGATACCAAGAAAGAATGTAATGACTATACGCAGTGGGCTTGCGTTGAAAATTCAAATATCGATAAATAGAATTCTCAGACAAACCAGTTCGCTCGGCAAGCTTCCTTCGAGAGATCTGACGAGCAAGCATACGACCTCCAAGCAACTCTGAAAAATTGCGAAGATACGTTTGCTCGCTCATCGGAAACAAAGTAGACCCATATTGATCCATGAAATATGAATCGCTCTCGATCCAAAGACAAGTATGGTCGTTATAAGACCATCGATAGCAATCATCGGTATCAGTCCAAAGATCCATACACTGATCGCCAACATATCTACAAAAGACGGCACTGTCTTTCAAATCGGGAAGACGATCAAAAATATCCTTTACAATACCGGTCATGGTAATACTGCTCTGCATTTTGCTAAAATCCTTTCAAAATTGCGAAAATTACATAAAAATTGCCAAAATATCAAAAACGTTGACACCTGGTCCTTTTTACGTAATTGGGGGTATATATTACCTTATATATTATAATTTTTTTATCGTATTAGTATACATCAATTTACGTAAAAAGGACCAGGAGTCAACGTTTTTTTTGCCCAAAAAAGGGCCAAAAAGGACCAATTGGTCTCTTTTCACCAAATTTTACCCAAAATCGCCAATTTTTCAGAAGTTGACAGTTGGTCCTTTTTCACTTTTTGGCCTCTCCAACTCAAAAATCAAAAGTTGCCAATTGGTCCTACTTTTTGCCTAAAATTGACCCACAAAGTTGCCCTCAGTGAAGTTTTTCTTCTGCTTCAACGCCTTCGCAATGGCCAAATCAATTGGCGCAGAACTCCTCAAATGATAGCAATACAAGTCCGCAAACGGGGTATTCAATCGATTGATACGTCCCGAAGCTTGCTGCATCACCTTATACGAATAGTTCTGAGAGAAGAAAATAATGGTGTCCGTCGTGATACAATTCCAGCCCTCACATCCGGCAGTGTACTGAACGAGATACACCCAATCGTCTCCAGTCGGGATAGGTTGATGCAAATGACCGTTCCACTGAGCTACCTCCAACCCTTTGATCACACCGAACGCTTCAAGTAATGCATCAAGTTCATAGTCGAAGTTGTAGAATATGATAGACTTCCTTCTCTTCAAAGCAATGTCTACACATTTCTTAATTCGATCCTCAGAACTGTTAACCAACTTTCTCCAAGTGTAGCATAACTCCGAAGCATTGACTATCGGCTCATCTGTGTATGGATTGATCCTGGTTTTACCCACAAGTTTGTATTCTTCTTTAGGCCATGTTACGTCAATAAGTTCGTCATGCATAACAGTTGTTCTCTGCATTGGCATATCGACAAGTATCTTTCTTCGTAGTCTGATAAGGCGTCCTGTATTGATGTACCTGTCGATCTTGGGGTAAGTAGTGAACCGACTATAGATGACATGCTCTTGAATGAACTCTGATTTATTCCTGTAAAATCCGTTAGCCAAGAATACTGGGATGTAGTCAGACCAAGTATCTCCTGGGGTAGCGGAAAGAAGGATCCATCGATTGTGTTTCGCAATCCTAAGGAACGCCTTAACCCATGTGCCACTACCGACAACTCTCTGTTCGTCAAATATGAAGAATGCATTCTGGATGTCTTTGTATTTAGAAATATTGTTCCAGGAATCGATGACGACTTCTCTGAATATCTTAGATTCGACCTCACTTCCGACAAGCAAGTCTTTCCCCACATGATCTGTGAAGATATAGAACGGGATGAGCTCTTGGTCCCATTCATAGGTATCTCGCTTTCTCGCAGTTGTGATGATATACAACGGTATAGGGTGTTCCATTTCTTGAAACCCCTCGGAATCAGTAGCATCCAGATTACCTCCCATTTCTTTGTAATAATACGCTAGCGATGTACGACTCTTTCCAGTTCCAACACCTCCACACAATATGTTACCATCTCGAAGTTCATCAACAGCCTTTCTCTGCCATGGATATAATTCAATCATAAACCCTCCAAATAAAAAAGGAACAGCCTTAGCCGTTCCGAATAGTTACTCAACCTCAAATACATAATCCTGCCAATCAAACCCATTATCGATAGATATAGTGTATTCCGTAACACGTCCAGTGTCATCCTTCTTAGTAGCTTTCATACGGTACTCCGTATGATTGTTAATAAGACCGCTCTGTAACGCTTCACGATATACACGATCCTCCGACATGACATTATCATGAGCAATGGCTTCTGCATCTGCAGTCATAGTAAGATATCCAAACATTAAAACCATTCCAATGACAATAATAATCTTTTTCATAATAAATCTCCTTCCATAGATTACCTGTCATAATATAGTGTGCGATAGTGGCGAAAGATAAAAGGGAAAGCCTTTGTAGACTTCCCCATTAGAGTTAGAAGTTATGATCAGCATAATCTTTGCTGATATAGCTGTGAATCTCGTGACCGTCCGAAACACGCTTGTAGGTGCAAACGTATTGATCGCTGTCAAGCACATCATCGTGTTCGATGCCCTTGAACTTAAAGTTCATAATAGGCTCTCCCTCGAGATATGCAGCAGCGTCCTTTACCTTTTCCTCTACAGACTTGCTCGGAGCGGTCTTCGCGATCTCAGTAGTCTCAACATTGTTATGGTTAGCACAACCAGAAACACTAATGACGATAGCAAAAGCCATTCCCAAAGCGATAAAGAACTTCTTCATTTTAATCTTCCTTTCAACAAGAAGTCAATTTCCCTTCATAAAATATTATGCAAATTTTGCGCAAAAAGAATAGCCCTTGTAAGACCATTCTTTTAGATTTTCCTTTCTAAATAAGTTCATCCGATTTAGCCTGTTTGTAAGCCTCAACGACAATCCAGTATTTAAGATTGAGTTCGAATGCAATACGATTGAAGTCCATATGCTGTTCTTCAAACATAAACACAACCGCGTCAATAATCTTAGTCTGATATGCCGGTGAGTATTCACAAAGCCTGACCATAGTAGTCTCCTTAAGTAGAAGTTATCCTTCATTAAAGAGCGTGCAGATATGGCGAAAAAGAAGAGAGCCTGCGTAAAGCAAACCCTCTTCATGAAGTTAGTTAGTCTTCGATCTCATCATTCAGATAAGCCTCAGCGTCCTTCAACTTCTGAATTCGAATCCCTTGCTGTGCAAGTTGTCCTTCAAGATTTGCAACTTCGAGATCAGTTTCATTGTAACCGGACAAACGTCCAGCTGCAAATCCAGCTGCTCCGAAGCCAACAAGAATAAAGCAACTCCAAGCAAGATTAGCAATCTTATTCGCAGTTTCATCGCTGATGTTAATCATAATAATTCTCCTTTCGATATGATTAACTACCTTCATTAAAGAGTCTGCAAGAAGTGCGTAAGCTCATCAATACGACCCTTTAGGGCGTTTGCATAAGCCTTGTGCTGTACGTATCGTATGTTTATGACGTTACTATCACACAAAGGCTTTTCTTTTTCTGCAATATCCAGAAGCTCTTTCCTCGCGTCTTCATACATTGCGATGAGCGATTGAACTTCTTGCTTTGTTAAAGTAAAATGATCTGAGTGATTCATCATGACTCCAAAAAATATAGAGCCGTTGATTTCTCAGCGACCCTATACTGTCTACAGATTGTTCAACTTTCGATTGAACCAAAACTTAATATTTTCACCAGTACGATACATAGTTCTCTTGACATCCGGGCTAGTGTGATAAGCAATTAAGCATCCAGTACAAATACTGATAGCTTGAACGCCAAGCTTAATCCACTGCCTGATCTCTCGACTCGTTTCGATCTGACGATAGTTCATTTCGTTCTCCTTTCTTTGAACCATCCGTTTCATAATAGAGCTTGTCTAGTTTGCGACAATATACTATGAAACTGACATAGCATCCGATACAAAAACCAATCGCAATTCCGAGAATATAGAAGTAAGTGTAACTATTCACTTGCCGTCGCGCTCCTTGAAGTGAATAGGTTTTTCCGAGTGATAGTTAACGGGCTGATCGAGACATTCCCAGCAAGGAGCCTCGTTTTCAGCCTTTTCTTTGCACTCACATTTTTTACAATATTTCTCGAAGTCCACGAACTTCATTCCAATTTTATCCAATTTCATCAATCCCTTTTTCGTGTAGAATCGGTACCCAATAATCGTCATATCGCTTTTCGAGTTCGTTCATCTTTTTCTCGATTGAATAAAATTCCTCACGCTTGCGATCACGTGACTCTTTATAGGTATCAATAATTATAGATCTGAATAGTTTATCGCGTTCTGCAGCTAATGCTTCATACGTACATATATGTCCTTTAAGAACATATGCAATTTCTTCCAAAGTTAAGTCGCACATGATTACCCCCCTTTCAATGCAAAAGAGAAGAGCCCTTGCAGACTCAACTCTTTTGAAGACTACTTCTTAATCATCGATTTGACAGTTTCTTCAGAAACATAAGATTTATCGTTTTCTCTTTTTCTTAATCCAGCCTCCAGACCGTCTTTAAAAGCCTGTTTTATCTTTTCGTCACTATCATCAGTGATAGATTTAAAGATGGCAAATAGGCCCATTACAGACATCGCTACAGCCACAATACCAAAGCAAAATCCGATAACATTACTCCCCATACAACTCCTTTCAATGGAAGTAGTCCTTCATTAAAGAAGCTGTACTATTTGCGGGAGTTCTCTTTCTTTTCCATGTCGTCGAGAATGTCTTTCCAGTGATTATATCGTGTTAGATACTTTGACTCGTTATAGAACGCCATATATAGATTATGATGTTTTTCTGCGTCATACTCATCGCCATGTTCTGACAAGACGTTCTGCAATTCACAGTACTTTTCGTGCTCTTCCTGATACTTATACCAGAAAAATTCGCAGATCTCTTCTACATCGGAAATAGGAAGGTCAATTTTCATTGTCGGACCTCTCTGATTGTTCCTGGCATTTCATATGCTTAAGCTCATCATTCCAATAGTGATATTGAGCCAAACATTTAGCTTCCATGAGCTGTAATTTATATAATTCCTGTCTTTTAGCCTTTCTTTTCTTTTCATCATAGCTGTATCTTGGTTCTGCTTTTATATCCTGATATCTTTTGATAACATCGTCATAAACATCGGATAAGAGTTCAAGAAGTGATTCTACTCGGTCAATGCTAGCTAGAGAAACAGAAGTATATTGCATTGCTATCGCCTTTCAAACATAAAAGAAAGAGTCCATGCAATAAGCACAGACCCTTTCTTCAGTTATTCTTCAATCAGAACTGCGTCGACATGAATAACATTCTCACGTTCTGCTATCTTGCCCCATTCATATCCGCTGGTAAAAGCGTCATTGAGCTCTTCCTCGTGCTTATAACGATGAATGTCAATGATCTGCTTAATACCGAGATAGATACAAACGATGCTAGCGATAGCACAAATGATCATAGTTTCCATTATTTACTCCTTTTCTAATTGAGGATTATCCCTCATTAGATACGGTGTAAATTTCGCGCAAGTTTAGTCGAAAGGAACCTCAAAATCATCATTACGATTAGCATAACGATCGGCGAACGGGTTATCATTAACGACAGCCCACATCTGCTTCAGATAGGCAGTGATACCCTCGCCAGAACCCATATTAGACTTTGTCCAATAATAAGGATGAATAACCAGGTCACATGTGTTTACCTCACGAGCACGGAACTTTGCATCAAGATCCGCCATGTTCTGAGCACCGAGGAGAATATCATTCTTGGAATTGATCATATGGATCTCAGGATCCTGTCGAACGGTAGCACCATCAACACGGAACTTTGCCTTGACGGTAAGATAATAATAAGGATCGTAATCGTCATTCTTAGGAGTATAAATCTTAATGTTCCAGCCATCATCGGCAAGTGACTTGGCAAAGTCGTCATCATTGAACTTCAAACGGAAGTTACGAGCTCCCTGGTTATTGAATCCCTCAGCACGACCCTCAAGGTTACAGAATAGAATCTCAAAGTCAACAAGCTCGTGGTCGAGAATAAGATCAGAAGTAGTAAACTTAGCCATAATAAAAAAACCTTTCGAAATAAATTAATTAATTCTTAGCAGCTTTCAGGACAAAGCGCAGCAACAGACAGCACAACCACAGTCCGGTACCAATAAGAAAATCAAATGTGAAATGGAAGCACATGCAAATAAGCCACACAATAAAGTTGAAAATAACCCAACTCCCACCGAATGTGATAATCAGAGCTACCAATACTGCTAGAAATGATGTGATCATGTCTTTAATGTTATCGTCCATTATTAATCTCCAATCGCAGTAAATGCAGTAAAGTCTCCATATTCTTCAATGGAGTCGACAGCTTCATTAGCGAGTCTGTCAAAATATGAATAATCTATTGACGCCTGTTTTGATGTCGCTTGCACCGTTTCCGCTTCGAGCCAACGATAGGGTATCTTTGATGGACTGAGGGTACCGCCGACCGAATGATATCGACCATCCTTCTCACGAACGAGCACGCCTCCTCCATCTCCCTTCCTAATTGGGCAAAAGTTACCGACACGTCCGACAAAGCAGTACTTGTGGCCGCTTTCCACTCGCTCCATGAGTTGTTCAACTGAAAGCTCTGGGAATCGCAGTCGTTTTGGTTTGCTGTCCTCATGCTTATAATTCCATTCTCTAGTAGCAAGCTCTGCTTCGTATGCTGTTACATCAGGAAGATCCTCGTTCATATCCAAGTACATAGCAGTTGTAACAGACTTTGTCACACAAAGATCCTTGAACTCAATATCCTCGTGAGAGAACAGTTTCTTAAACACATAAGGAACTGCGAACTGAGCACCTGTCACTGTCCAGCTAGGTCCATGCTTCTTGTTATCACCTGGAATATGATCGAACCGCTTCTTGCAAGTAATAGGATCATGATAGTATGCAATGTAGTCAGCATCATTAATCTGACAGATACGATCGTAATATGCCTCGAAGTCAAACTTATATCCATACTGTTTAGCATAATCGATGCAGAAATCGACAATGCTCTTTGTCGCGTTTGCAATCTTAATGGAATCTGTCTTAATTGCAACAATCTTGTAACCTCGTGCGAGAACCTCATCGTGAAGATTCTGCATAAACAATGCACCACGAAGGGCGACAATATTGTTCTTGTTACGATGATCACGCATCGGGTTATCAAATGAAGCAGCAGTAAGACCATATACCGAGTTAATTGCGATCTTCAGAGCATAAGCTAATGAATCAGCCTGCTCCGGATCATCCAAATATTTGGCAAGTCGACCATCAAACAGATTCTTTGCTCGATTATAATCACCGTGCTTGATTGCCAAACGAGCATCAAGAATCGCTTTGAAGTTCTTTGTGTACTTACCAAAAATATTCATCTCAATGGCAGAATGAGGATGTAGACTCTCGACATCAAGTAACGCTACATCATGATAAATTCCAGGATATGATTTGATGTTTCCACCCTTGCCGACATCTTCTCCTCGGTACATGTTGTGATACTTTTTGTCTTTGTCAGAATATACAAACTCGTATCCCTCGAATTTGTTCGAGTCTTTGTGAGTACCATCAGTCGAATCACCTGTAGCAAGATCCGTATATACCAAATCAGGATGACGCTCTTTGCCAAATATGATCTTGGTAGTTAGACTATTAGTTGTGTCGTTAGTAGTACCTCCGGCAATCTCAGCCAGAATCTCTCGAGCTACAAAGTCCGACTTTCGTGCATTGAACACCGCTTCAGTAGCGAGAACATCGTCATCGCAATACTCTGCGACAGTGGTCCACATATCTTCTGGAACCTCTTGATCCCAAGGCAATCCAAGTTCGTGATGGTGAATTCCTAGTTCTATTTCCCATTTCTTAAGACTTTGCTTCTTACTACAGAAGTCATAAACGTCTGTATATGAGAGATTATAAGCCTCACCGAACATTGCATCTCGGTTACCGTTAATGATCTGTTGAGAACGGTTATAGATCTCGATATTGGATTCTCCGATAAGACGTGCATAAATAAGATGATTGTCGTATCGACGATTGTTGAATCCAACGAGCTTGTTCTGAACTAGATTCTCAATATCAGAAGGAGTCGGGTTGATCATTCGAACAATCTTTGAATCCTCTCCCTCAAACTTCCAGTTAACAATAAAGAGGTTTGGGAATACCTCAATATCATAGAATACAAGCTTGCCTCCGTTGTCTGCCAAAATCTCTCGAGTTTCCTCGGATTTGAATTTCATTTCAGCAATACGATCGAGACAATATGGAGCATGGTGAGTGCTATTCGCACCAAAGCTCAGCACAGCATTTCGCATATCGCTAACATCATACTTTAGACCGGAATCATATGCGTCATCCAAAATCTTTTTAATGAAATCAATACTAGGTTTTGTTCCAGGGTGGTACTCCTTATTCAGATTGCGCATTATAAGGGTTCGAATACCCTTTTCTGACTGCACTCCATCAAAGTCAATCACCTTCGTATCTCCTCTCAAGGGCAACCCAGATGAAATATGAGCTATCGGTACATTGTTACATTTTGTAAGCTTACGTCGCAGAGAACTTTTACCTGTGAACACCTTGATCTCGATGTGATCGTCATAGATTCGGCTAAGCTTAGAGGCATCGCCATCATAAATATAATGAAGATGAATACCATTTCCGCTTTTACTGAACTCCGCATAAGTTTTAGGCCATTTGCTAGCCTCTTTGAGATTGAGTTCAGCATTCTTTTCGCCATTTGATGAAATATCGAAATCAATTACGATGTGATTCTCAGGCACTCGTACATAATGAAGCTTCGTTGTATCGAGTTCACCAAGTTTTGTAGAGACTTTATCCCAAGCTTGCTTAGGCGTTCCGTCCTCTTTAGCATATTGAGCGATACAGTCCGAGTAATCTGTATCAAATATGCTCTTATCGGATGAAAGATTCATCCACTGAGGCAAAGTCTCTTTCTCAACTTGCTTATCTAATTTCTTAAGCTCTGGTACCTTGAACTTAGAATATAGAAAGCCTCGATACTGTCCCTCAACAATACGACCGTTTACTTCTCCTAGTTCTACAAAATCGGAGAAATAATTCTTAAGCTCCTCTTTGAATACTCTTCTGGAGAACGGATACTGAATCTTCGCATCGTCGCAAAAAGTCTTATACTTTTCCCAGGCGATGTTTAGACTGACAGCGTCTTCTCGTTTGAACTCCGTGTAATTGGACACCATAAATGTGTAGAAGTCGTTAGTTGCGCCAATCATGCTCATCGGAATATAATTGTCATAGTAATTCGGATCTTCCAAATATACATCGCGACAATGGCACGCAATTGCTCCGAGTTCAAATTTAACTTGAGCAGTCAAAGTACGATACTCGCTAGGCTTAATTTTCTCTCCGGTTGGAGATACATCGATAAGCCTTCGGATGATACCTGATTTAGCATCGGTGATCTTTACAGGCTTGTTAGTGCCCATAAATAAGAAGCTCTTGAAGTGATTGGCATAAGCCGTTTTGAACTTCTCATTCACCATCATCGTTTCGTGTGAAACAAGACTGTTAAGCCGGGTGTTGTCTTCAATTCTACTAAGATCACCATCGTGTTGGATCGCAACAAGAGGATTAGACTTAAATGCCTCAAGGGCAAACGAGTTATTTGCAGATCCAAGAGCTCGAGCATCAAAGACAGAATAATATCCCTCAAACAGTTGTTGAATGATATTAAGAACAGTCGACTTACCAGTACCAGCAGAACCATACAGTACTAGGAATTTTTGAATATGCTTCGAATCACCAGTGACGATCGATCCGATAGCCCATTCAATCTTGTGTCGCTCCTCTGGGGAATATAGTGTAGACATGATCTTGTCATACGATGGGCACTCTCCTGGAGTCAGAGGGTATGGAAGCTTCCTACTTGCATAGTCTTCTTTCTTTGGATCATCATTGGCAAATATAAGCTTTTCATCCAAAGTTACATAGTTGTCCCGTAGCTGTCGTTGACAGTACTTATGCCATTTATCAATGAAGCCACTATCAGAATCCCAAATATAATTCGTACGGACAACAGCATTATAAGAATCTTTATGCTCGTTGTAATACGTACGAGTCATGCCATCAATTAAAGATATCGCACGTTGCTCGTCAGTTGACCAAAATCCAGTAGACTCATCATATATAGCATAGAAATCGCTACCACGAATCATCAGATCCGTACTTTTATTGATGAGAAACTTCGGAGATATCTCAACAGTATCTTTCTTGGGATTACGCTCGATAATTTTAACGAAATCCAACATTACATGCAATACCCCCTTTCGTTGTTATTCTAAAGGACTTCGCTTAGATGCCAACACATTTGATACCACAGTTCGGTCTGATTCATAGGAGCCTTCGGATATTGAACATTGAACGCACATCCGATAAGAGAATGATCGTCGTAATCACGATTCAGAAAAAGATCAATAATATAATTAACCTCTTCATCATCGTATTGGCCATCATCATACTTACCGAGACCCATGTTAACGATCATTTCCCAGAACCATTGTCCTGTTCGATCTCCGAATTCATCATCGCTAGCAATTGAGTTTTCACAACGCTTTGCTAGAGCGATAAGGACCTCAAGAACAGAGCAACCGGAAGCATTAGGCATACATGGGATTTCAGGATAGAGATTCTGAAAAGTAGAACGTAGCTCTAGACCGTCGATCGCCCTGTTCTCATCTCTAGGGATAAACCAGATGAATTTACGATTAAGTAGTGTGTTAAAAAGCTTGTGGTATGAAACATGATTGGAATATGTATCATCACAGACTAGATCATATAGCCACTCCAAGTATTCGTTTTTGATCTTACGCATAAATATCACTAATCCTCAACCGGGATACCGGGATAATCGTAAGACATAGGAACGATCTCATAGTAGGCTTTTAGACGATCATTGCGTACATATAGAGTGGCATCTGGATTTTCGCACATGTACGGAAGAGCCATCGGTCCGACAGTATCTTCCATGTTCTCAAGAGGAATATCCCAATCATCAGTAATAAGCTGAGAATCAAGATAGAATCGAAGCTCGATCTCAGAATAATCAGTATCAATACCATACTCATTACTTGGGATAATCTCAGGCTTCGCATCTACGTTCTCATCGTCGAAAATATGAACCTCTTTAACCGAGTCGGACTCATTAGATCTAGTCAAATACCCATTGGCGTATTTAGTATAGTCAACAAAATCTTTATTATTTTCGATGGACTTATACTTATCGTCGCTTACTGTAATATCCTCGCCAGTATTTGCATCAGATTCTGAAAGGCTAGAATCATTATCATCCATTCCAGAAGGATCATGTCCCTCCTGCTCATCTTCCACCCATTCCAATCCGAGGTAACGAGTGGCCACCCAATATGTGGCAGCCACTCCAGATGCAAAACCGGCTACGAATACAAGACTGCTCTTAACAAAATTATTCATAGCCTATCACCTTTACTTGTAATAAAGCATTCCGTCGGGATTAAACGCCAGAAGAAGGTCTCCGTCATCATTTGAGATGAATTCGCCACTCTCCTCCTTATTGTACAGCCTGCACTTGATGTACTTTTCCCCGTTCTTGTCAGGCGTCCAGCCAAGCACATGAGCTTCCTGACGATATCCATCCACAGGAATTCCAAGCTCCTTGTAAATATCATCCTGCCACACATGCTCTCCACGGGACAGACGACCGTTGAACCATGCAATCTGAGCAAGAACGAATGTTGCATTGAGATCCTTGTTTGGTTGCCAATTTGGATTAACAATCACAGTACCATCAGAAAGCTCATACTGACGCTTATACCAAACAGTAGTGGCACTCTCATCAGCATCGGTAACAGTTGCCTTGGTCTTTACTACTTCGCCAGTCTCCTCATCGATTTGCTCGACTTCAACCTCTTTTGTGGTGAGACCGTAGCGCATTTTCTTATCTACATCCTCACCATACTCATCAATGACTCGAGTACGGTAATCAGAGAATGTAGCATCAAGAGCAGAATATGCAGCAGCAAGACTAAGTGCTCGACGACGCATAATCGCATTAGAACCGATCAAGCAACCGGCAGACACAGTAGCAAGCGTAACCGCAGGAGCATAGTTACGAGCGATGTTGAGGCCTGTATGAATATAAATTCCATGCTTCTTCTTACGACGCTCCTCCTCCATCAGAGAATCATCATTCTCAACCTCGTCAAGCTCACATACTGCATTTGTAACCTCAACACCGGTATTGAGTGTTCCGATTACAGTATATACGAGAGATCCGATAAGTGTTGCGATACCTGCACCTACAAGAATCTCAGGACTATTCTTCTTAATATAAAATTTGGCATTTTCCATCTTAACAATGGCGTTTTCCTTAAACGACATAATATATATCTCCTTCATTAATGTCTTAACTTTAATCGAGAGGCATGGAACGAGGAAGCTTAAGCGTGTACCCATCACGAGTCCGTTCTACTCGAGCATCATCCAAGTTCATCCAGCCGTATTTATTTGCTGTGTATGGAGCTGTCTTGTCGCAAATCTCATAGAGTGATTGCACGCTTACTACTCCAAAGCTGTCACATGCATTACGAAGCTCGTCAAGAATAGTGTCAGCATCAGATTTTCGCTCGAATATAAATCCGTCTTCTGGTCGTTGACGGATTTTCTGTACACGACTGGTTGGTCGTCCTACACGATTGTAGTTACTGATTGACGAATATGGAATTCGGTTGACCCCATTTGACACTGAAGGCTGCTCAGATTCTCCGTAAATAAGAGTCTGCGCTACGGAGTTTACAACGTTGAACAGAAGATCTCGTCCAGCAGGAATAATCAAATCCGTAATAGCGACCGTGATTGCATCTGTGATACTTCCTTGAATAACAGACTTCCCCAAAGAGTTCATCTTACTTTTCTTAAGCGTGACCTTACCCTTTGGAGCAGTGTAGTCAACCTTCTTCGTGTCCTGGCTCACGTCTTTCTTTACGAGTGAATCGCCAGTAGAATATTCTTTGATTTCGACAGGCATCTATGCTCCATTCTAAGATAAAAAGAGAAGATAATCTGTTTAGATTATCCTCTCTTCAAAGTTGACCTTATTTGGTCTTCTCATCTTCCACGTCGTCAATAACGACATGATCGTTTGATTCTTCCGAATCCTCAGACTTCTTCGTCTTGAGCTTCGTCAGACCTTCATCAATCTTACCCTTGACGAAGTGAGCGCCCTTCTTGACGCCCTTGATAAGCTTCGGTCCACCGACAATCACCGCAGTGGCGATGCCAGCACCGAGCATTACCGCAGGCACCACAGAATTGCTCTCGCCCTCGTAGGGTTCAATATCCGTAATTTCCTCAGTAGTCTCAATCGGAGTCTCGTCCATGGTCTCAGTAGTCTCAACAACCTCAGTGTCCATTATTTTCTCCTTTTCTGACTCGAAGATTCCTTTTGAATCTCCTTCATTAAATGGTTTGCAAAATATGCGGAAGATTAACCCCAAACTTCATAGTTCTGCTTCGGATACCGTTCGAAATCAACATACATGCAACGTACACCATCATCATTAACCAAATTGTCAAGAGTTAATGAAATATGACTGCACTCCGGATAAGACCAATCGAAATTATACCCGATTTTAATAGGAGAAATACCAAGATTAATGTAATATGCATTAAGCGATACTGAACCTTGCTCATATAACGTTTCGTTTGTTTTGTTTAAAGCTCGATTGATACGTTCAAGGTTCGAATAGAAATATCGCCCTGTGAATACGTCCTGACAGCGATACACTTCATCCTTGTATCCTACTCCGCCGTTGGAAAAAGCATTCAGAACAGCTTTACAGGAAATAAGCATTTCATTCAGAACATACTTCACATCTGCATTTGGAGCATTCGCTATAAATTTCTTTAGATCAGAAATATAGTCGTCTACAATTTCTCCAGCTGTAAAGGGCATACGATCTTTGATAGCGGCAGGGATGTTGAGCTCTTCTTCCAAAAGCTTTCCCTCAATTTCCTCCGCCGCAAATTTTCGATATGAGATTCGCTTGTCTTCTGACAAAGAACCAAATATCGGAGTATTGTCTAGATCAGATATATACTCATGGATTAAAGATAGTTCCTTTTCGAACATCAACAGCTCCTCAAAATATAAAGGAAGAGCCGTTGACCGACCCTTCCTTTAATCTAGTTCTGGTGCTCTTCAAGAGCTTTAGTTACTTGCTCTTTGACTTTCTCATCGAGCTGCTTCTGCGCGATGATTCCGCTGCCAATTTGAGCAACGAGACCAAGCACCGTAAATACAGCCGAAGCAAGTCCAAGAAGCTTTCCTCCTTCATTCATGAAAGCACCTCCTTTCACTAAAGACCTTGCTAAAGCTGCGTATAAGTTGTAATAGGCTCCGTATTGTAATTAAGGACAATACACGGACTATCGTTGTCAGCTACCTGAGCTGAGAAATATACATTCAGTTTATGATCGGTATTCCATCCACAATTATCCCCGCATTTGATTTCAGGAAGATTGAGAAGGAAATAGAAATCATTTAGACTCGCGCACATATCCTGAATGCACTCAGAGTTGATCTCATTCACAGCACGCTCGATCTTAGGAATAGACGACTTGAAATATCGACCAGACCATGTGTCATAGCACAGCGTGTCTCCGTTGTCGACTACAACCTCGGAACTGGAGAGTGGATCATCGTTGATCTTCTTCTCAGAAATACGGTCAACGATTTCGTGCTCTTTCTTTTCTCCGAGTTTCTTTACGACTTCGTTCTTGTATGTATTGAACTCGTTGGATGTTACCGCATAAAGTGTAGCCAGTGCTGCGTTACGTTTCGTGTTAATCGACTGAGCACCAACGAAACATGCGATAGACATACCACCGATAGCAATTGACGGAATATAATACTTGATTCCGGTTGCAATAGTCTTAGGCGTTCCTAGAGCTTCTTTAGCATCTACGAAGTCCAAGCCCTCAGTCTGAAGTTCGTTCTCCGCTTTCTCTACAACAGCATCCATTGCTTCGGGAGTCTTTTCGACGGCTTTAACAACCGCACAAATAACTCCTGCAATTCCGATTCCAGTAAGTACTGCTGGTGAATTATCATTAAGATACTTCACGCCTTTCTTTACGAAATCGTTTACACGAGACAAGTTCATGTTAATCCTTTCAAAATAGGCCGAACTTAAGAGGAATTGTACTCCTCCATAATAGGGTCTGCAAAATATGCGGTTAGTCAGCTACATCATCATAAGCTTCATGCATAAGGACGTCAAGCTTGTACTTTTTGACAAGGACCATCGTTCCTGGCTCATCGATAGGAATACGAGTGTTCTTCTTTGTGGCGATAGACGCCCAGTATTTATCCTTTTCTGCATTCCATCCTACGAGCTTTTTGAACGGTGGCTCATTGATAGTCGCAAGCATACCGATAACTTTTGAACTGTTATACGACTCGAATAATGGTGAAATCGATACAACTGGGTTGTCCATTTATTCCTCTTCCTGAGTAAGAGACATGAAGAACTCGAGAGAACTCATGTCTGATTTAACGATCTGAATAACCTGCGGTAGATCAAGATCATCAACTGTAAAGAAATGTCCTTCTGGGATCAAAATATACATAGCCTTACCGTTGACAAAATCGTCATGGGCTTCCATACGATCAATCAACTCTTTTGATTTACCTTCCAGTACAGTTTTATCTCCTAGCAGTTTTCGGTCCTTTGAAAAATAGATGAACGATCCACTACGAGGATACTCTTCCCAATATTCGTGATCTACAATAATCGTGCGCATTCGTTACTCCTTAAAAACTGGTGGCCATGCTTTCCTCTTTATCAATTAGGCTTTTAATATATGGAATCTTTTTCTCCATTCCGTCCAACGTATCACTAAGAATGTCTATATCGTTTTCGATCTTATCTAGATTAACATACGCTTTTAAGAAATTCTTTCCTACACGTATTCCGAGACTGTTTTCGGTTGATTGAATGTCTTTTAATTTTTCAATACTCTTTTTTAATTCGAGTCGGTCTTTTGTATAAGTTGATAGAAGCACATTAAAGTCTTGAAGATCTAAATTAGCAGAAGCCATTAAAAATCACTCTCCTTCAATTTGTAATAGTCTTCGATGGTTTTGCATTTGGCTAGCATTTGATCGCAACGCCGGCCATATTGAGTAACCAGACAATGCCCCAAAGAATACCGACAGTAATCCCCCAAGAGAATGCCCAGCCGATTATCAAACCAGCAATAATGACAATGATTGCAAGCATTAAAAACCTTTCTACTTAGAATCCTTGACCTTAGCCTCAGAGACAAGTTTGTTGATATAGCGGTTCACGGCAGAGGTCGATCCGAGAATGCGCTTCATAATCGCGTACATGATAGCCAGATTCTTGTTATCAGGATCGTCCATCTTACGCTTTACGACTGTCTTCTTGCCGTCTTCCCAGAACACGATAGTCGCTGGTCCGTTAAAGATAACATGGTCAACATCAGGTGGATTTTTGCCATAAGCGGTCCTATAAAAATCAGCAAAACCGTTTGACAAATTTTCCATCAGCTTGTCCATTTTAGTGACGGCCATTAAAAATCACTCTCCTTCAATTTGTAATAGTCTTCAATCGTTTTGCACTTAGCGAGCATCTGATCCATCTTAGAATACCAATGACGTTTCTTGAGATCCTCTTCACCATTCTTCTGCTTATATCGCATCTGGTACTTGATAATATTACCCTGACAGAAATATCGCGCACCATCGATTTCAAGAGACTCGACAATGGCGTCAAAAGACTCGAACGGCCCAACCATCTCGTAATGGTTCGGATGGTTCACTGGATCAGAACTAGATTCGCAAGAATTCGGCTCATCGAAGCCCTCATCTATTTCTACCCAAGAGCCGTTTTTATACTCGAAGTTCTTTGCGTGAGTAATATCAGTCGTATGACGACAGTCTTTACACTCGCATGGCGTTCCGCAGGCTAGTCCATCGCATTCGTATAAGACATGACCCGTTTCAGGATAATCAGTAATCTCTGCCTTGTATAGATAGTGATCGGTTTTTCTAGGAAGCCACTCATCAGCATAGCATTCAGCGTAGTCCTGATAAACTTGGAATAAGAAAGTTCGGTTCTTGCCCTTATCTTGTACAACAACCTCTACACAATTTAAGCGAGGAGCGTAACCTTCATAGGTAACTGAGAACTCTCTAGATCTATCGTCAAAAGGTTTGTGTTCTAGATTACTACAACTGTACTTGAGATAAATTCCTAGAATTTTGTCAATACATTGATTAATAATTCGCTTTTCTGGGATGCTACTCATTCTTGTTCTCCTCAATTCTCGCAATCATCTTGTCCAGACGCTCGTTAATAACGTCGTAATCCATGAGGGAATTAGGAACATCATAATGAGCTGCTTGCAAAAGAAATACGCAAGTTATTACGTCCATTATTTCGTTATTAAGAGCCGCTTCGCAGTTCTTTATGTTGTATTTGTTTTTATCGGCCGGATAAACTTTATCATTGTAAGACTCCGATACTCGAATAAGCTTCATAGCTGCTTGAGTTACCTCGGAAGACTCCTCTGCCAACAATTCCAAGCAGCCTCTTGAATCGATGCGTTTATGTAATTTACGAACTTTAGACTGAATATTGGAATACTCGATAATGTCCATTAGAACTCCTTTAAATAGGGATGTGCTTTTATTCGTTTTCTATCTCTCGAAATGAATCCGGTAGAGAAATAGAGTCAATAGGGTCAAAATCGTCACAGACATATCTGGAAGGTTTAACTATCACATGCCCATACTTCAAGCAAATATAATCATTGTTCACACGGACACTAGTGATTGACCGAATTACGCCATTAAAACAATATGCATTCTCGGAAGAAATGTTCGCATACGTATCGTGCAGACAGCAATTCCGACATCTTGCACAGCTACGCTTCATTACTACTCCTCAAATTCGCCAGTAATCAATCCAGAATACGGAAGCGTCTTAATCCAGTCACAGAAGTCATGCCACTCATCTAGCTTATGGCTCTTACGGGATTTGTACATATTCGCTAGAACCTCATAATTAAGCATTACTGTTCTCTTCTGATTATAAGAACTAGGCAGAAGCTGAATCATTTGCCACCAATACTTTTTTTCTCCATGTAGCAAATACATGTCTCTAGCGAAATTCAAAGATTTTACAACTCCTAATAACGCCCCGTAATGATCAAAGCTTAATTCATTGCATGATTCGTCCTCAAATGTTTTTCCAACATTTAATCGAGTAGGTGCTCCAGAAGACATTAGATGCTCATGACTAAAATCATCAGTAGTAAACTCTTTAGTATGAATCTTATGCATCGTGCTGCAAGAATTTGCGACAGTTCCGACTTTATATGTATCGAACTCTTTCCACCAATATAGTGGAGCTGTGATATCGCAATAAACAACGATCATGCGCATGAACTTACGATGATCGCTACCAGCAGCACAAAGTCGACGCATGAGATCTAAATCGTTAGGACCTACCATAAATCCTTTATGTGAATTGCACGCCTTACTTACTGAACAATTATCGCAGTCTTCCCATTGATTATTTTTAAAACTTTTGCAATCATCACACTTAGCACAAAGAATAATTCTATAATCGCCATCACTCTTATCCCACGAGTTCATTGGGTTGCGCATACCTCGAATGGCTGCTTCCCAACCGTAAGTTTCAGTTTCTTCGATTTTAATCATAATAGCTCCTTCTTAGAAACACCTTCAGGCTCAGGCAAAGAAATACGCCAATTAGATTTGACGTGATAAGTATCCTTACGACTGTGAAGCTTGACATAATCCTTCTCAGCCTGAGTTCGTCCTGGAACACCGAGTTCAATCAACCCTTGAACATAAGTCCAGCTAGACATTACAAACCTTCTTCTTTAAGAATCTCATCAACCTTGTCTTCCAAACCCATGGATCGGGCAATATCAAATGCTCTACCAGGCTCTAGTGCAATAGCTCCATCGTTAAAAGGAGTTTCCGCAAACCACCGTTGATCCTTTACCGCATAAATTAAAGTTACTGATTCACATGAAGCAGAATTCTCACAGGATTTGTAATGGTTCATTATGAATCTAATACCCGAAATATTGCCGTCTCGATCGTATACTTTATTTACCGAATAATCTGAATGATTCATGTGAGTTTCCATAGTTAATCCAGTTCATTAGAATCGATTTCATTTGTTAATTCTATAATGTCCATTAATGACAAATCGAGCATAACGCCATTTACACCGTAGATATGATTTAAAACTTTTTTCGTTCTTTTAACACGATCATCAAGTACTCGTTTTAAATATACTATTCGCAAATCAAGCTCGTATATGCGCTTTGCCAAATCGAGCATTTTCTTTTTCACGTTGTTCGTCAATTTTACGATATGTTTGATTGTTGAAAAACGAGTCTTCAAGTTTTTCGTATTGCTTAACAACTTGCTTCTTTTCAACTTCATGAAGCTTAATAAGATCCTTTAACTCACTCGGTGTAATATCAACGTTCATGGCTATCTCCTTTCAAGAAAAAAGAGAAGAGCCTATATTTCTATAAACTCTTCTCCATGACAAACTAATAAAGCTCGTCGAGCTCAGTCTGCAACTCGTTGATACGAGACTCAAACTCATCGTGCCTGGACTCGTAACGCTTGCGTTGAGTAATGAATAGATCATTATCAATAAGTTCTACCTGAACATTCTTGAATTTTTCCATTCGATCCTCAAGGTCAAACTTAAGACCCTCATAGTAATTGATGAGAATGAAAATCTCATTTCTCGTAAGTTTCATTCCGACTCCTTTCAAAAATCTTTATATGTCATAATAGCGTGTGTTTTTTCTGCGGGATGTGGTTTGCTTTGAATGAAACGGATCAGTTTTAATACCTCGTGAACACTTATTACACCAAAAGCTTTGATGATACATTTCTAATTCGGTAGCTAATCCTATTGTATGACCGCAATAAGGACAACGAACCCAAAACAAATGCGGCTTTTCATACATCGTATTCCTTTAACCAAGAAAATCAATACTGTAACGCCTATAATCAATTACTGGGATCGGATCTGGAGCAACCGCTTCATTCGCTGTAGACCAAACAACCCTAGCAGTTTCCTCATCATAGTCTACTGATTCGACTTCGAACATTCGACCCTTGAATCGCCCTCGATTTACCGCAACCAAATCACCAGGCTGCAATTCACAAAAGGTATAGTAGTCCATTATTACTTACTCCCTACGAGAATGCACATTGCAATAATTCCGAGTCCTGCCCCAAGGCTAAGAATCAGAAATGTATAAATAATAAGCCCGAGAAGACTAAAGTTAAACATCTTTGATTTTGCCCTTTTTAAGAAATTTATAATACAAAGCAATCACTTGATCATTCGGCATGTTGCGAACACGTTTTGCCCAACCTTCACCAGAATATGCTTCGCGAATCTTTTCACGCATCTGACTTATTTGTAGATTCATTGTATTCCTTTCCATAAATAAAAGAATCAGCGTCTAATATTTTATGTGCAAGCGTTTTCTTTAATGACTTAAGTTCAGTATACAGCCTTTTTCCACAATCTTCACAAAGATCAAAAGATAATTTTGTTGAAGAACAACCATCTTCGTCAACTACAAGTAGTTCGAGTCTATTTGCTTCGTTAATGCATTCGGAACTGCTATACATGAGCATAGAAGGACGTTTTATAGTTTTACCGCATAAATCACATTTAATAAGTTTCATAACTCACCAATCAAAGATAAGAGAGACCCTGATAAATATCAAGATCTCTCAATCTAGTTAATTAGAACTTTAACAGTTTCCAAACCCAATCTGACAGTTTGCCAAATGTTTTGTTGGTAAATGCTCCTTCTTTCTCAAAGTGGAATCCAGCAACACAGAGAAGTCCGACTCCGACAACCGTTACAGTCTTTTCAGCGACGTTCGTAACACGATCAACCACTGCCAACTTACGTTCGTGCTCTGCCTTGATTTGTGCTTCAGCCAATTCAGCAGACTTAATCATCTGCTCGTTTTCCATAGCATTAATCTTGGCTTCGCACTCAATAAGTTCTGCATAGGTTTTCGCTTGCGATTCGACAACTTTCGTAGCCCGCAATTGATCCTCAGAACCGACTTCCATGTGAGATGAAATCTCAACATTGTCATTCAGTGCCTTTACCAATTTATCCTTGTCAATACTGGCCATTTGAATCTCCTTTCGTTAAATGACCTATTAACTCATTAAAGAGCTTGTTTGTCTTGCGAATCTACTACACTGTCAAGCATGATACAGCATCCGAGCATTGATCGATCCATAAGTAGTTGATAGGAATCTTTATAGATTTCAAGATAAATCTCTGGAGCCTTGTGTTCGTCAATTTGTGAAATATGCAAGCGCCCGACACTTGATTTACAAACATCATCGAATGCATTAATATACTTATCGCAACGTTCCTTGTATCGCTTTATGTCTTTTTTAGCTAAATATAGCATCGGAATGAATGCACTTAGAAGGATAATTACCGAGCTAGCCCAAAGCCAATATACAGTCTTAATATCCATTATTCGCTCCTATAGTTGATCTCGACTTCTTTAGAACCCAATTTGAATTTGAAATTCTGCTCTTTATCGTTCCAGTTGAACCACAGTAGTGGAATTTTATTCAAAAGTTTCTTAACAGTACGATATAGACAAATCATAAATATAAGCGACCAGACCATGATAATAATCTTGATGATCATAAGAGCAGTAAACATGGCTTCTCCTTTCGAAAGATAAGAGACCTTGCGATCTCCTATCTAGGTACTACCTTCCTGAACGTTTCTTCAGAATATGCTTAATCAGCATAACAATGAATATCACTGCCACAACGATATCACCGAATACGATTAGGAATGCTGCACCAGCAGATGCAACACCCACAATCAAGAATGCGGTGAGAATCACGAGCATAATAAGCAAAGTTAACAGAATAAACATAAGTTTCCTTTCTACGTATGTTTGTAGTCCTTCATTATATACTTTGCAAAACATGCGTAGAATTAATTTTTAGTTCAGGCAACTTAGAGCGTTTTTATATTTCAAAGTAGCAGCCTCAATTTCTTTATCGCAGCGATCTTTTAGTGCTTTTTTAATTAAATCCTTCGCCTTTTCAGAATCATCTTTTGCAAGCCATACAGTCCTGCATTTATACACTTCGCCTTCCTTTGTTGACATTCGCCAATATCTATTATTCCTACGTCTAGCCTCGTGATCGCTTAAATCAATATACGAAGGTAAACCATATGTCCATTCGTATCCAGAATTTTCACCTCCACATAGCTTAATTTCTCCTAATTCATAGAATTTTTTGTTTAAAAGCATATATCCATACATAGCTTGATCCTTACTTTATTTCTCATTTATTGCACATATCAACGTACATAGTATATACGAGATTGAGTTTCTCATACTCTTTAGGATCGATCCATTCCTGAACAAACCGTTGTGTAACATTTACTCCATGTTGTGCACCGGCTTTATAAACAGTTCGTAAAATAATGCCTGCACTAATACTGATAGCACAGATCTTGATGATTTGGTTAATAGTGATTTTGTTTTCGTGTTCTTTATCCATTTTAAACCTCGCTTATAATTGATAAACCGTATAGACAAAGAGAAGAGCCTTTGCAGACTCAACTCTTTGAATGTCTCCTTACTTTGTATCCCAGTCGTAATCATGAGAACTTGGCATTGCATCCCTGTGCTCAACCCAAGCACCGTAACCAAGCATCGCAACGGTCAGCGCCATGGATACTCCAAAGCCGATAAGACAGCAATCGATTTGTCCACGACGTGTGCCCTTGCGAGCTGCATCGTATACAGTGTTGTGCAAACACTCATAAGGTGAAACAAAATTGAAATTCTTCATAATGTACTTCCTTTCACTAAGTACCTTATACCTTCATTAAAGAAGTTGCAAAATATGCGGAAGAAAGAGAAGAGCCCTTGCGAGCTCAACTCTTTTACAAGTCCTCAACAAATTCCTTAAACAGAGGAATCATATAAAAACTTACCACGATAGACGCTACGATAATCATAGCACTGATCATAGCAACCAGAAACAGTTCTGCGCCACAAAACATGTAAGCGTAGACCAGCATACCGGTAGCCATAGCCAGGCCAATGATAGCCGTAATCGTAAACTCCGGGTAGTTGTTATAAAAATCCTTCATTATAACCCCTTTCATAGAGATATACTTGTCATAATATATCATGCTATTTTTGCGCAAAAAAAAAGAGAAGAGCCCTTGCGAGCTCAACTCTTTAATCGTCTACGAGATATCCAATTTTGTACAGAAACCTTCCAAGCTTGGTATAAAACCAATCGTGAAAACGTTTAAACATAATACTCCTCTCATAGTACCTTCATTAAAGAAATTGTGATTTTTGCGCAAAAAAAATAAGAGCCCTTGTAAAACTTACGCAGGCTCTCTGTTGTTACTCAGCATCCTCAGAATTCTGCTTGTAATAATTAGTAGAAGAAATATGAAGAACAGTACCGAGGAAAGTTACCACAGCAGTAATAATACCAGCCACAACATCAGGATAAGGTAGACCAGGCAACCCGCCCTGAACCAGAACACCGCTAATGGCCAGGTACAGAGTAGCAATAGCAGGAAGAACAATGTTAGTAACATACTTAGCAACCTTATACGTCTTGTCGTCAAGAACCATGTTTTCTCCTTAAGAATTTCTAATAGGAAGTTTCTTTAACTCATTGGCTACTTTATTACCAGATCCGTTTCCACCGTTTTCCACGTATGGTTCGTACAGATACGTAAAGAAGTTTTCATACTCGTCTTTTGTAATATACCCTCGTTCGATATATGTCATACCGAGAGTTATAATACGATCGTGGGCGAGTCCAATAAGTAGTTTCTTCTGCGCCTCTCGATTTTGAGTAGCAATCTCTTCACGAGCACTCTTTTCCTCTTCCCTCTGGTCCATGCGCTTCATGATAACGCTCCAGAACCCAGAAGATGCAATAATAGCACATGCAATAGTAACAACACACTGAATTAAGTCCATCCCTGTTGTTACCTCCCTATTAGTTTTAATGTTTGTAAAATATAAACTCCGTAATCAGCTACAAAATTGCATAGCCATTCTTCAGCTTCCACCCAGTACCGCGGATGGACCATTTGATGAATATCATCAAGTAAATGGAAGCTAAATATGATACAATGACCGATCTCGTGAATCAGTACCTTGGTTAGAAATTCTCCAGAGATTTGGTTCGATATATAAACTGTCATTGTCTCTAGATCAGTCACAGCGACTGTTGCTTTACCGGTACGATCCACGAGAATCGGATCATTGTAATCAACATATCGGATACGCCAAATATCGTCACCTAATTTGAACGTATCCATCTTTAGGCTAAGACATCTCGTTAACCAAAGAAGTTAGCTGAGACTTCATTTGCTGACGAAGCGTCGGATCTGCACTATTCCAAATCTCTCGAATGGAAACAATAACAGAGTCAATATGCTCGCGTGCCTTGCCATCCATCGAACTCTTATCCGAGCTAGAATGGGTCTCAGTATAGTGCTTTCGAGCGTCGCGATACTCGTTAAACACTCGACCGTACTTTTCGTCCCAGTCATGATGAGGCATACGAGAATATTCGTCATAATCCTCATCAAGATCGATCATAGGAATATAACCGAGACGACGAGAGCGATCCTTGCCATCCATAGCCTTAACTACTGTCTTGTAGTATTTGGCTTTGGCACAGTCCTTCTCGGCCTCGTAAATATCCTTGATCATGTCGATGACTTCTCCGAGCTCTTGAGTGTTAACTTTCTCAAGGTCACCGCACAAGGCTTCGCGAGCAGCACAAGTCAACTCAGCCTTCATATCGCAAAGCTTAGTCATGCTATCATCCATGCTACTCACTCCTTACGCGATACGATGTACGAAAAGTACAGGATTGGCACTGACAATAACCGGTACAGTACCAGTATTGACGACTGTGATACGATCGTAATCGCAGCAGCAATTAGCGACCGGAATATCAGTAGACACGTTGCCAACAGCGTTTGCAGCAGCCGGAGTGTAAATCATAGTAGACTCGTTAATAGTCTCACCGCCGATTGCGAGACTAAGCTGCACGGGCGTACCAGCTGCTGTGCCAGTTACGTTAGCTGCGAAATGGACTTCGTACGTGCCGCACTTAGCACAAAGCTTGACTGAGCCAGAATTCTTTCGATGGCATTCGGCGCCATTCTTACTCTTCAGCAGCACAGTGTCGAAGGTAATGGACTGTCCGACAGCGACTGTCTGATCAGTCGTATTTGATAGCGAGATCATAATATACCTCCAAAGGGCAGAGAGGCCCTGTGAAAATATACTCAAGTAGAGCCTCTCCGCAAATCAGTTAACTAAGCCTGGTTGCAGTAGCAGCCATAGCCCACCGTAGCATAGGGATTCGGGACATTAAATGCCGGAATCGGAGACGGATGAAGCTGACTGATCAAATATGCATTCTGAGCGCACTGGGAAGCCGCGAGATCCTTCTGACCAAGCTGACGCGTAAGGTCTGCGATCTGGGCATCCTTGTCCTCCATACGCATGGCGACAAGCTCATCATGCAGCTGACGATAGTTGGCATTTGCGTTATCCGTGATATCACGTGCTGCATTAGAAATGGAATTGGTGATAGCACAGGTGTCGGTAGCCATAGCATACTTAATATCTGCCTGGCCCTGACGGTTCTCACAGCAGCAATTGGCAAGCTGAGAACTCAAACCGTTAATCGCGGTCTGGGTATTGTAGTTACCCTGCATGGTGGCCATCTGCTGACCGTTGAAACCCTGAAGCAAAGAGGTATTCACGGCATAGAAACCATCGCAGATACCGCTGTTAATACCATTTAGCTTGTTCAGGATGCTCTGGGTATCAAAACCGGACTGGAGATCAGTCGTGGTTGCTGCAGCAGCTCCACGGTTTCCGCCATAACCATTGCCACCCCATCCGAACAGTGCGAAGAGAATGATCAGAACCCACCAACCATTTCCATCGCTCCATCCACCATTGCGGTTGTTATCCGTAACGGCAGCGATATCGGACAGGCTCGGTGCACTATTGCTAAACATAATGTTCCTCCTTATTTTGCACACCGACAAAAAAATATCATAAACTCGGATTCGATCTAAGGCCGCGGTCCCCAAATCTAGTCCGAGAATATGAACTAACTGAGTTTACGAGGTAACTTCAGAATTACTCGTATTTTCAGCTTCGAGATTTAGTCGCCAAATGAGCTCAGCAAGGTTTTTATTGATCGCCTCAAGAACATATGAAGAAGTCGGAGGGTCGAACGCGATACGAGTCTTCTGTGACAAATATGTTGCCACTGCTCCTACGTTCTTAAACCCTCCGATAAAGTCTTCGAATGTCTGAGATGAATCAGTAACCGTAAACCCATCAGACGGACCAATCCCATTTTGAGTGAGATCAAGGATGGCAGCGTTTAGAAAAACCAGAATATCCTGATCGAATGCGTCGTAGTCTGAACCCAGACCACAAGTCTTCTTAACTGTATCCAAGATGCTTGCTGTTTTGTCAAACGGCATGATTACCATCCTTTACTCGTTAAATATTAGTGAGGAATGTTGAAGAAGTTAGCTGCCTGCTTGGTTGCTTCCTCCGGAGTGATTCCCATAGTGTTGCAGAGGTTCCTTGCAATCTCCTCGCCCTTCTGAGCATCGCCGCTCTTGACGACATTCAGCATTGCCTGGGCCTGAGGGTTGTTTGCAATATTAGGATTTGACTGTGCCATGTTAAGAATAGCATTAAGCGGACTTAGCATTGTTATCGCCCTTCCTCATTACCTGATTAGGCTTGGTGAAAAGATCTTCAATCTGATCAAGACGTTCGTCCATATGAGACATTACCTCATCGAGAGTGACTGTCGGATTGTCGTCCTTAGCGTTCGCAGGAAGATACTCAAGAGTCTGAATCAGACCATTGGGCGTCCACTGCTTTGCAATGATCTTAGAGAAGTCCTGAAGCGGGAACATAGCAATTGTTCCATCCATCGGTACGTCGTTCGGAGTAATCTGACTCTCATTTTGAACGACCTTGCCGAAAATGGTCTGCTTTGGAGCGGGCGTTACGTATGGCAGAGTGACATTCTGGTTGCCGGGCAACCAAGTCTGTGGTGTAGCTGGTTGCTGACCTGGAATCTGGCCAATATACGGGTTGTACGTCTGCGACATGAGAAACTCCTTTCAACGATTTCCCAAATAGAGTAAGAGGGCATCATAGGGACAATTCTGGATTTAACAATGGAAAGGACAGAAGAACGAAGTTAAATCGAAGAACACCTACGACGTCTTGAACTAACGAATTGCCCCAGGATACCCTCTTACTTTGAACTACTAAGAGATCTTCTTGTACTTAGTAGGATTTGAACCGTCACCCTTCGAGATGATAATAGTATCGTCCGAAGAATCTTGGTTCGATGGTTGCTCAGGTTTGGCTGTAGGTTGCTGTGGAGTCTGAGCAGGCTTTACTCCAGCATAGGCGTTCCAGGCGTTTGCGTCTCCATAGAAGAGGTCAGCATCAAGATTGCCATTATAACCATTTAGTCGACCGTCGGAGCAGAATTGCCACATGCACACAAGTCCGTCTGCGTCAGGACAATCCCACGATTCGGCCATTTTGAAAGTTGGGTGAGATACTGCTGGATACGAAGCTACCCATCGTCCGCAGTCTTTATCTACTCCACCTTGATTGAATCGCCAAGGATTTGCGTAGATGATAGGGGAAACTCCCCAGCGGCTACGGACGACTTTGACCCACTCGTTAACCCAGGCTACTGACTGATTCTCTTCCCAGTCAAGGACCGGGATAGCATCCCCCTTGTAGCCGATACAGTTATCACAGAAGTAGTTTGCCTCTGCGGTAGCGTTACCGGCCTTCGCGTAATGGTATACGCCTCGGAGGATGCCTGCCTGCTTCGCCTGTTGGAAATGCGGATCACAGTAAGGATTGACGTAATTCGTACCCTCAGTACCCTTAATCACGACAAAATCAATCTGGCCTTTAACTGTAGTAAGGTTAAGACCGGACTGATATGACGCGATATCAATACCGTGAAGCATGATTTACTCCCATTTTGATTTAGGATTGGGTGATCTGAGTCCAAGCGGATTCAGAACCGAAGACACCAGGCTCGTAGGTATTGGAGTCCATAGTAGACTCGTAGACATTGCCGTACTTGGTTACTCGGTCACCCTTATTGTAGATATGCCCACTCTCCCACTCAGGAGCAGTCTCGCCAGAAGAGGAAGGAAGCACCTTAAACCAATTCTGAGGACTGTCGATCGGCGACGTGGTAGGAGTCGAGGTATGAGTCTCAATAGCCTTATACAAAGTGCCGTTATAGAGAACTCGAGTACCTACAGGATATACCACGGCATTGCCACTCCATTCAGGATAGAGAGCAGGTACCTTGAGAGCCTCATCATCAGACAGTTTCTCAGCCTGCATCATAGCGAGCGTGATAGCAGCGTCCTGAGGAGTACCAGCATTAGGTACAATATCCCAAACCTGGGTAATAGAGCTGCCGTTGTCTCGGAATCGAGACTCAGCATGGTAACCTGTCGGAATATTCGTAGGTGGATCGATCTCCATAACAGGACGACCAGTAGACGAATCTGGTGTAAGGATTACCATATCATTTACAAGATTACCGTAAAACATTGCATCGCCTTCTTTAAAATTAATGCTAGCTTATTTCCACATTCCGAACACGTAATGCTCGAGACGTCCCCGAACGTCGCTCTTGGTGCCGCCTAATTGAGCAAAGAATACTGATCCAGTTACTGATTCGTTTCCGTAGGTATACGGCATTACCAAAATAGCAACTTTGTTTGAAAACGAACTATCTGAACGATATGATCGTAATAACATTGGTGTTGTTTTGAATTTAAACGGGTAAGATAGACTATTGAAATTAGCGTTCCAGTTATCATCATTGTTGTTCAAACTGACATACCATTCGCCACCCCACCAGGTTGCAATGTCGAATTGAGTATAATGCCTATACCAACATTCGGCAGTACCGTCTCCATATTTTTTCCAAACCCAGCCGGCATTAGGATCTTTGTTCTCAGATTCCTCAACCACCCATGACTTGGGCAAATAAGGCTTAGAATTGAATCGTAGGCTATTCGCTACGAGGTTAATATTGCCACGTGCGACATTACCGCTCGAATCAGTGCCTTGCGTACTTAGTGTCAACTCACCTTGACCGGTTGAAGACGTACTACCGTGAATCTGAGCCATCGACTCCAGTTGGTTATTTGTCGTATCGGCAGCGATAAGAAAATCAGGATTACCAGAGCCGCCTAGATTCAATCCAGCAGAACTAGGTGCTGCACTAAGAATGCCAACCGATTTTCCTTGGTTTGCAACTTCCATAGGTAGAACTCCTGTCGTAATGGATCGAGCGATAGTCGCCGTTCCGTCCTTAGTATCTGTCAGAGTACACTCAATGTAATACACTGAGTTGATCGATGCTGAGAAATGGACATTAATCGTACCAGATGCCTTATTAAGATCTCCAGTAGGAGTCGCTACTACACCGGTAGTACTTCCATTTTGATAATATCGGCACACGATGGATTTCGCAACATTACTCGGATAGATAGTTGTATCTACTTTGTAACTAAAGCTTGCATAGCAATATCCACCTGAGTAATCTGGAGTCGTAGACGTCATTGAGTTGGTACGGATAGCCAGACCATTGGTAAACTTAGGCGGAACGTATAGAAGTTTCCATACTGCATACAGAGTTACATCAGCATCCGCGCCATACTGTCCGCCAGGTTGATAATCAGCTGTACCGGTTGACGATGTCGACCAACCAAGGAATTCGTAATTAGTTCTTGTTGGCTTGGTGCTACTAAGTGTTAAGACCGTACCATACCATTTGGTCTGATTACCGGGAGCACCAGTACCACCATTAGCATTAAATGACACTGTATGGTGGGCCAGAGCAGGAATGGTAATCGTCTGACTTGCTGAGCTTGTACCATTCATATAGCCAGATTGATTTCGCACCCATCCGGATAGAGTGACATTGTAAGCGTTATGACCCTTGACAAATCTCTGAGAAGCAGAAGTAATATCCTTCGTATTCCAAGAGCCTGTCGGCGTATTGAAACTAGTATTAACCTCAGAATCACTGCCATTAGCGCTAGCATGTCCGACAATACCAGTCCAGATTTGAAAACCCCAACCACAGTCCTGAATACCTACAGTCAGTCCAGCAGATACCGATAATCCATCCTCGGAGGACCAAGTGTTAATATAGCAACGCCAGTGATTGGTTGTGTTGCCGTAAATAGTAGCCAATTGACCCTCCTAAGGAATATAAACCAATTGCATTGATGTACCAGTATCTCGCCACTGATAATGACCCATTTGTACTCGAGAAGCTTTCACCGTAGAAGTAACACCATCCAACTCCATGATTGTCTGGTCACCCTGCATGAACTTCTCGCTGGTATTAGTCAGCTTCGTACGGAATGAACTTGACGAACTACCGATCGTCAGAGTAGGTTGACCAGATTCCCTAGCGAATGTCATGTAGTCATCGACATTCTTAACAGTCGTAGACATACCCGCTACGGTTGTCTCAGTCGTCTGGATACGAGATGTTAGAGACGTGGATGTCTGTTCAAGCTGAGACTTAGTAGCGTAGCTCGATAGCGTCTCGTTATTGACGTATGTAGCAGCTACCGTAGACTTAATTGACTCAGCAGTCTGGTTGATTGAGGATTGCATCTCAGTCGTAGTAGAATAATCCTCAGGCGCTGGTGACCAGTCTGTGGGTTTGTTGCCTTTTTCAAGTTTGATAGGCCCAACTTCAACTTCGGTTAAAGGACCTGATACAACAAAACCGACTTGAAACGGTTCAGTGGCAACAAATGTCATATTTGCGGAATAAGCGATGTATCCGTTACCAGAGTCAAACCGCCCAGAATAATAGTCATTTCTGGTCCAATCATAATTGAATTTCTTATTCACAACAAACTCGGTTATATATTTACCAGCAGATACTGTATATGTACCGGCCGGTAAATCCCGAGATTTGAATAACAACATTCCTCCATGCCAGGTATTTTCATTCGTAATGGTGTATATTCCATTACTGGAATTAAAAGAAACACTTTTTAATTCATTTGGAGTCATAAGGCAATATGGAAGATAGTTCCTTCCGCCAACACTAAGATTCGCCAAATCATTCTTGACTGTGTCAGCCGTTGACTTAGCCGTATTAGCTGTAGAAATAGCCGTATTTGCAGTATTTGATGCTGTGGTAGCCAACCCAGTTACATCATTCCATGCTCCCCAAGTTGAGCCATTAGTTCCTACTCGCCAATAACGTTTGTCCATAACAGATGCTGTCTGCTTAGGATAACCACCTGTTTCATCGGTCCATGGAACTTCGGTTAACAGCGAACAAAACGAATCACCGGAAAGACCTATTGCTGAACAATACTTAAACTCGGTAATAGACTGACGTGGATAATGCTCAATATACCAATGGGGGGTATTATTGTCATTACGCGTATCGGGATACTGTTTCGGAGCGTATGTACTGGACACAGTTGATGTAATTGAATCTGAAGTAATCTTTAACTGAGCATCAGTATATTTCTTAGATTCGGATAGAGCGTTGTTTGCTTTGTTGGAAGCGTCGATCTTAAGATCTTCTGGCGCAGGCGACCAGTCAGTTGCCTTATTTCCTTTTTCAAGTTTAAGTGTACCCGCCTTGATCTCAACCCATTTTGAACTATCATACCGTTCGTTCGCATAGAACAACAAACACGATACACAAGTTCGAACATTAGCTTGAGAATGACTGAACGTATGACTATACTTATGCCATGAACCGTCACTATTTAGAGATGGAAATCCGTCTAGCATAACATTCTTACCGCTTTTTTGCAAGAAAAAGAATACTCCGAATGATCGTATATTACCTCTATAAGTAAAAGATAATGTTACAATATCATTGTTTTCAACGTTTCCGAATTCCGAAAGAGGGACTTGGATAGAAACGTTTCCATTGCTGCCGAATACCAATTTCAAACCGGAATCGGTTTTGGTCAACGATCCTCCAGAACCGAAAGTGTGTCCAAATGAATCATACTGTCGCCCAGTAGCTCCTTCCATTACCTCAGCAATTGGAGTCTCTTTAGTTAGATAAAATAAATTCCTACCACCGACTTGAATATTATCAACAGCGCTCGTAACTTCAGTCTTAGTCGCACTAAGTGCAATAGCTTCACTATTTTGAGTAATCTTTGTCTCAGCGGAGGTCACGCGGTTCTTGAGTGCATTAACATCGTCCTGAGCCTTCTTAGCGTTTGCCTTGGCGGTATCAGCGGTACTCTGTGCGGTACTAGCAGCACTTGCAGCCGCATTAGCCTTGGATTGAGCTGTAGCGGCATTCTGCTTAGCTGTGTTAGCAGTTGACTGAGCTGTACTAGCGGCCGTTGCAGCCTCGTTAGCTTTAGTTTTGGCCGCGGCAGCATTAGCTTTAGCAGTATCAGCAGTGCTCTGTGCTGTGGCAGCAGCCGTGTTAGCTTTACTTGCAGCACTATTGGCGGAGTCAGCAGCGGTTTGAGCTTTACTCACAGCCGTCTTGGCCGCAGCAATCTCTGAATCAGTTGCGTCCGCTCGACCCTGAAGAGTCTCAAGATTCTGCTTAGCCGTAACAAGATCAGCATTTGCAGCGTCAGCAGCAGTCTGAGCAGCAGACGCATTAGCCTTAGCAGCGTCAGCGGCAGTCTGAGCGGCGTTTGCTTTACTCTGTGCGGCGGCAGCAGCATTGGCAGCACTAGTAGCGTTCTCCTTTGCCTTATCAGCGGCAGTCTGAGCCGTGGCAGCAGCACTTGCAGCAGCAGTCGCCTTGGTTTGAGCAGCAGAGGCAGTGGATTGGGCCGTAGCGGCAGCAGACGCAGCGTTATCAGCAGCCTTCTTAGCATTCG